GCTTTACCGCCATGGCTACTTACACCGTCACCCATAAACAACTGATTGATAACTACGCCGTACTTCAATTACTGACCCCCACAGAAATTGAAGTCGGCACATCAATCACAGTGGCCGCAGTTGGCGTGCCATTCAATGGAACCTTCACTGTTTACGCCTGCCCCGAATATCTTTTCATTGGCACGGACAGCGAAGGTGATTTGAATTTTGATCCGTTTACACCGATTCCAAACCAAGTTCTTTTTGCTTGCACCGGAAGCGATGTTCAACGCGCCGCGGCAACAGGAACCGTCACATACGCGCCTGTATGCACCTGGATCAGCGCAAACGACATAGCCGATTGGTTATATGTCGCCACAGCAACAGCCGCAGATCAATCCTTCTTGACGATTGCAGCGGCCGCAGCCAACCAGTTTGCATACCGAAGGAGACAGGAAAGCGGCTATTTTGATTCGCTCAGTACCGTGCCATCGCAAGATGTAAAATTGGGAACTGTGATGTACGGTGGCGCGCTGTACCGTCAACGCGGCTCAGTAGATGCTTTCGCATCGTTTAACGAAATGGGCAGCCAGCCATCCGTTGCATTGTCGGGCATGGTTAAACAGTTGCTTGGCATTGAACGCCCCCAGGTTGCCTAAATGCCTACCGCATACACCGACCTTTTGAACAAAGCGTTGGACAGTCTCGCCACAACTTTGAACACGATCACCCCAGCAATTCCAATTGTGACCGACCCCAGGAACATTCAGGGTGCTTGTGCATTCATTAACGCCCCCACTTTCACAACACCGTTAATGAAAAACAAGCGCATCCAATTGACCTTTCCTGTTCAACTGATTGTTCCTGGGCCTTTTAACCTGGACGCACAACGCAAACTGTTGAACATGACCGCCCAAATGTTGGGGGCCAATGTGGCAATCACTGAAGGCCGCCCCACATCCATAGAGATTGGCGGCGCGTTGTACCCTTGTTATGAAGTTATTGTCAACATGGAAGCGAGTTCATTATGAAGTTAATGATTATGTCTAGCAAGGTTGGCAAGGTAGGCGACTACTTTGAACCATCCGAAGGCGTCAATGTCCAGGCTTTAATTGACGGCGGTTTTATTGCTTATGAGCCTGAATCCACCGACACACCTAAAAAATCATCTACTATCAAGAAAACACCTAAGGAGTAAAAATGGCCACTTCAACTTATCTTTCAAACTTGTCAGCATTGACCGTGAACAGCGTTTCATTGGTGGATCAATGCACAGGCATTGTGTTCACGCAATTGCGCGAAGCATTGGACAAAACAACGCTGGCAGACACTGGCCGCACATACACAGGCGGCTTGTACAACAACGAATGCACCATGACACTTTTCCAATCGTATGCGGCAAGTGAGACTTACCAAACACTTGCATCCATCGTTGGCACACAAACAACGATTGTTGCAACCGTCATTGAAGGCGCAGTCACCAAAGTGTTTACCCTCGCCAACTGCTACCTGGAATCCATGCCAGTTATCAATGGCGCGCTTGGAGAATTAAGCACCGTAGATTTGACCTTCACCGGTGGCGCGCTAAGCGTTAGTTGATCACGGCCATCACTTGGCCCGACACAAGGAGACAAAGTGAAACTGAAATTGAAAGTTACCCCTACACCAGGGGATGAACCAATCATTGTCACAACAAACCTGCTTTGCATTGCAGAGTGGGAAAAGCAAGAGAATCGCAAAGTGTCTGATGGCCGCGGAATCGGTGTCATGGACATGGTTTTTTGGGCTCACTTCATGTTGAAAACAACCAGTTACAAATCCAAACTTGGTGCTTCACCAAAGTTGTGGTTGGAAGCCAACCCTGACATGGAGATTGAAGCGGTGGACATGACAAACCCAAACCCTACGGGCGCGGAACCTACCGAAGGCAACTAGCAGAACTTCTAGTTTCAGTAGGGTGGTTTCCGCCGCACATAGAATTTGATACACGCGACCTTCAAACAGTCATTAGTGTTCTTAATGAACAAGCGAAGGAAAGGCGGCAACGATGACACAAGCAACTATCAAGGTTTATGGCGTCAAGGCTGCTTTAAAAGAACTAAACAAAATCAATCCACGGCTGCGGCGTCAATACACCAAACGCTATAAAGACATTGTGAAGCCTGTCTTAAAACAAGCCAAAGCGGCCTTTCCTAAGTCACCGCCACTTTCAGGCATGGCAAGGCCGCACACGCGCCTGGGGGGCTGGGACGGCGGTTTGGTGGCAAAGGGCGTGGTCGCCAAGATTGACACACGCAAAGGCAAAAGCGATGATGTCGGCGCATTCTTTATTGTGCAGAAAACAGGGTGGGGTTCCATCTACGACATGGCTGGACGCACAAACAAAGATTCCACTTTTGTTCAAAACCTTGTGGCCAGTGGTGCAGGCAACGCTTCACGGGTGATGTGGCCAGCGTATGAAGGAAATGCCGCACAAGTTCAGTTGGCCGTGCTTGACTTAGTTAGCGATGTAATGGACGAAACAAACAGAAAATTGATAACTGATGGCAATTAGAATTCCAATCATTTCGGAATTTAATCCGAAAGGCGTGGCCGCAGCCAAAGCCGAATTTGCATCCTTGGAAGGTGCAGGTTCCAAATCAATGTTCCTGTTGCAAAAGGCAATCCTTCCAGCCGCCGCCGCTATCGGCACATTCACTTCAGTAATTGCCCCAGCCATCAAAGCCGCTTCAGACTTTGAAGAATCCACTTCCAAAGTCAATGTCATTTTTGGGCGTGCTTCCAAAAGTGTTAAGGATTTTGCCAAGGACGCCGCTGTTTCGTTGGGTCAATCCCAACAGGATGTGCTTAGTGCCGCTGGCACATTTGGCACATTTGGTAAAGCCGCAGGTTTAGCAGGCGAAGATTTAGCACTGTTCACAACCGACTTTGTGGCACTTTCAACCGACCTGGCATCTTTTAACAACACCACCCCTGAAGAAGCAGTGCTGGCCATTGGGGCCGCTTTGCGTGGAGAATCCGAACCATTGCGCCGCTATGGCGTTTTGCTAGACGATGCCACCTTAAAAGCCGAAGCAATGAGACTTGGCATTTACAAAGGAAGCGGAACATTAACGGCTCAACAAAAGATTTTGGCCGCCCAATCTGCTATCTATAAACAAACAAGTGACGCACAAGGAGACTTTGCGCGCACAGCCGATGGAGTAGCAAACAGCCAACGGACGCTTAACGCATTATTGAAAAACTTTCAAATCCAACTGGGTCAACAAATGCTTCCAGCAATGCAACAATTCACAAACGGATTAGTGGACATCGCCACAGCATTTGGAAAAATACCAACACCATCCGAAAACGCCACAAAAAAAATTGGCATGTTTACCAAGATTGTTCAAAGCGCAACCAACGGAATCAGTTTTTTGGTCAACGGAATCAGGCTTATTGGATCCGGATTCTTTGACGCCACAGAAGCAACAGGTGCATACAACCAGGAAATGGGACGATCAAACCAAGCGCAAATGCGCATGGCTGATGCCGCCGGAATCTTCAACAAAAAGTTTAACGAAACACCGCCAGCCATTACAGGCGCAAAAAAAGAAGTTGAATCATTTGCCGCCGCATTGAAAGAAAAACTATCTGATGCAGTGGACACAGCCAAAGACAAATTGGAAGATGCCAAAGCCGAATTTGCAGACTTTGCAACCAGCGTTTCAGATGCGGTTTTAGGGGCGTTAGATTTTAACAAAGCGTTGGAAGATGGTGACTATGGTTTTGCAGGATTTCTAGAAAACCTACGGAAGCAAGTCAAAGGGATTGAAGATTATTCCAGCAACCTAGAAAAAGCGTTGGCCGCTGGATTGTCACAAGATGCTTTGCAATATGTATTGGACGCAGGCAATGTGGCTGGCGCAGAAATCGCTTTGGAACTTATCAAAGGCGGCCAAAAGGCAATTGACGAAACAAACGCTTTGGTGGATTCAGCCAAGGCAGCAGCCGACAAAATCGGTTTGAACGCAGCAACAAAGTTTTATCAAAGCGGTGTTGATTCAGCGCAAAAAATGGTTGACGGGTTAATTGGCGAACTTGACAAGATGACCCCGAAATTGATGAAGAAGATGGATGAGATTGCAGCCAAGATGAAGCGCAATGTCAACATTGATGTAGTCATCACCGAGCGCGTAAACAAAATCATTTCCACTTTTAGCGGAGAGATTCCAAAGATGGCTGAAGGCGGCATTGTGAACCGTCCAACTTTGGCTTTGATTGGTGAAGCAGGCCCTGAAGCAGTTGTGCCATTATCCAAAATGGGTGCAGGTGGTGGCGGTGATGTGAACATCAATGTGAATGGTGGGTTGGCAACTTCGGCAGAAATAGGGCAAACAGTTCTGAACGCTTTGCGCGCCTATCAGCGTTCCGCAGGGCCTTTGAATTTGAACATTGCATGAGCGGTTACGCGGTTTTAGATTCGGGCAATTATGACCTGCAAATTGCCACAGGATTTTTGCTTGACGCTTTCACCCTGGATGACCCAACCAAAGGCGTTCTTGACAACACCGATTTTGTGTTAGATGGAACCACCGAATTCGCGTCAGTCTTAGAATCCACCACAAACATTGCGGTGAAACGCGGCCGCCGTGACACGGGCGACCAATTTAGTGCTGGCACAATCACTTTCAACATCACCGATGTAGATGGAATTTTCAACCCGTTTGATGAAGATTCGCCTTTTTACAACACTGAAGATTCACAACCAGGGTTGGCCCCAATGCGTGAACTGAAGTTGATTCGGTACGATTCCACCAACACCGCTGAACTGCTCTTTTCAGGATATGTGGTCAATTATGACTACAACTTTGGGTTGGGAGAATTGGACAGTGTCACCGTGTACGGCGCGGATCAGTTCTATTTGCTGGCCCAAACTTTCTTGGACGAATTTAATCCAACAGCCCAACTTTCAGGGGCGCGGATCACATCCGTGTTGGATCTGCCTGAAGTGGCTTTCCCAGCCTCACAACGAAACATTGCCACGGGAACAGTCAACCTTGGCCATGATTCTGCATATACGGTTTCCGCAGGCACAAACGCCCTGGCCTACATTACCCAAATAAACCAAACAGCCGAATTCGGGCGCGTGTTCATGTCCCGTGAAGGTAATTTCACATTCCAAAACCGTATCGGGGCAACCCTTTCAGGCCCTGTGGCAGACTTCCACGATGACGGGACAGCGATCCCCTACACGGGTTGCGGCATATCGTTCCAGGCTGACGCGGTAATCAACCGCGCCGTAGTCACAGGCTTAGACGGGAAAACGGCAACCGCAGAAGATACGGGATCGATCGCCCAATATTTCATCCAAACGGCCAGCATCGGAAACAGCCTTTTACACACACAAGGCGAAATAGACGCAGCCGCCGCATATCAAATTTTTCCACAACCCGAACCACGATTCACCACTGTTGAAACCCCATTCCTGGCATTGACGACACCACAAAAAGACACCTTGGCAATCGTGGAAATTGGGGACACCATCGCCGTAGAAAAAACTTTCCCCACAGGCGTAACCACAACCAGCCTGGCGCAAGAACTAGCAGTGGAAGGCATAGAACACTACATTGACTACCAATCAGGCCACCGCGTCATTTACTTTACAAGCCCAACTACCGTTGTCTATGAACTGATTTTGGATGATGCGGTATATGGCACAATAGATACAGAAAATGCTTTAGGATAAGGATCATTATGGGAGCCAACGCACAAATAGCAGTTCCAGCATTTACCGCTGGCCAAATTTTGACTGCGGCAGAAATGACGCAAATTAACACGGGTGTGCCTGTTTTTGCTACCACGGTCACGCGTGATGCGGCTTTTGGCGGCGCAGGAGAAAAGACACTTGCTCAAGGCCAGTTTTGTTATCTTGAAAGCACAGGCAAATTGCAGGTATATACGGGAAGCGCATGGTCAAATGTGGGCAGTCAAACAAACATCACAGCATTCACAGCAAGCGGAACATTCACTGTTCCAGCAGGCGTCACTTATGCAATAGCACATATCACTGGCGGCGGCGGTTCCGTTGGCACTGGTAGCATTGCATCAGGTGGAAACAGCTCTGTTGCATTTGCTAGCGGCACAATTACAGCAACAGGCGGCGCAGGCGTAAGCATTCCTAGTGGCGCTTATGGCGCTGGTGCAACTGGCACAGCAAACAGCGGTCAAGGTGCAGTTAAAGCATTTAAGGAACCTCAGTCGGGTGCTAGCGCAGAATGGATTGCTTCAACGGCAATAGGTTTGAGTGGTGCATACATTGTTGCAGGTGCAACAGTTACACCAGCCGCTTCCATTACTGTCACCGTTGGCGCAGGTGGGGCGGCAGGAACGGCTGGAAACGCTGGCGGTTCTGGTTATGTCTATATTGAATACGAGGTGTAAAAAATGGAACAAACATATGCACAAATAGAAAACAACATTGTCGTCAATGTTGTTGTTGCTGACGCTGAATGGATAGCAGCACAGCCTGGAACATGGATTCTTTACACAGATGAAAACCCTTGCGCTATTGGTTGGACAGTAACAAACGGCGTTTGCGATATTCCAATTCCACCACCGCCACCATCACCTGAGGCGTAATGCGATGGGCCAAATATGCGGC